GAATTAAAGCAATAAAACCGGCATTGAATCAGGATCGAATTAATGGAATTATTAACAGATTATCCAGTACAGAAAAATATGGCGATATTTCATGGATTTTAACAGAACCAATAGTAAATTTCACTCAAAATGTTGTAAATGATTGCATTAGAGCCAATGCGGAATTTCAGCATAACGCCGGAATGAGTCCTAAGATAATAAGAACCGTCGCAGGAAATTGTTGTGAATGGTGTAGGAAAGTGGCAGGAACTTATAAGTATCCTAATGTACCGGAAGACGTTTATAAAAGACATCCACGGTGTAAATGTACGGTGAACTATTATCCAGGAGATGGGAAAGTACAGAATGTGCATACACGACAAATTAGAAGTGAAAAAGAATTAAATGGGTTAGAAGAAAGAAAACAATTAGGAAGTGTTGGAGATAGCAATGAGGAGACAGAGAAAACAAAAGAAATGATGAAACAGCAAACACTATCTCTTAGTGAAGAACAGCAAAACGCATTGAGAGAGTATACAGGGTTTACAGGAACAAGAATTAATCATGCTATCGGTATCGGAAGAATAACGCCTCAAATACAAGATATAATAGATATACTAGATAGTGCACTGGAAAATGGTATAATGTTTAATGAAATAATTCTACACAGGGATACTTCTTTGGGCTTTCTGAAACTTGATCTTCCTAAAAAACCTACAATAGAACAATTAAAACGAATAGAAGGGACTATAGTAAGCAATGAAGTATTTACTTCAATGAGCTTTAATAATTTGCACTTGAAAGGAAGGGATACTGAAATATGGTATAAGATTCCTAAAGGTTTCAAAGGGTGCCAATACCTTAAACCTGTTGCAATCCCCAAATATAAATCACAAGAAGAAGTATTGTTTGCTAGAAATTTATCGTATATAATTAAAAATGCCACTATGAAAGATGGTAAATACATTATTGAAGCGGAGGTGTTGTTGGATGACTAAATTATTAGATGAAAAAGATGTTAGCCATGGGTTTCGTGGACATCTATCCATTAAAGTAAAAGTAATTCCTCAGTGCAATGTATGTGTTAATTGGAATGGTAGAGGAAAATGTAAAATATATGGAGAATCTCCTGAAATTTATATGAATGGTAAAAAATATGACTGTGAAGGTGCAATTATAGACAAAGAGTGCTTTTTGTATGAGAAATATATTGAATTGTTAGAGGAGAAAACAGGGCGTAGCTAAAAGAATACTTCGAAAGAAGCACTCCTTTAGTTAATATAAAAATTTAGGAGGGAGTTAATGGAAGAAAAGAAAAAAGGCCGGCAGCTCCCCACACAATCGGTAGTATTACCTTATGAAACGACAAAGGGTGAAGAGGCGATAGCCTTATATAACAAAACGGACCGAACGGCACAGCCGTGGCAAGAGCAACTCATATATGATATGATGGCCTACAATGAAGAGGGACTGTGGGTACATACTAAGTTTGGATATTCAGTGCCGCGTCGAAACGGCAAAAACGAAGTTGTCATTATGCGAGAACTTTGGGGACTGGAAGAAGGCGAAAGGATCCTTCACACGGCACATAGAACCTCCACATCACATACAGCGTGGGAGCGTGCATGTAAACTGCTGGCAAAAGCGGGATATGTAGAAGGGTTACATTATAAAACGCTGAAGCAGCAAGGCCTTGAGTCCATAGAAATGCTCACAAGCGAAGGTGTAATGAACTTCCGTACCAGATCAGCAAAAGGCGGTCTTGGTGAAGGCTATGATTTACTCGTAATAGATGAAGCACAGGAATATCAGGACGATGAAGAATCTGCATTAAAGTATGTTGTATCCGACTCTAAGAATCCGCAGACAATATTCTGCGGAACACCGCCGACACCTGTTTCATCCGGGACAGTATTTTTGAAATTCAGAAAAAATGTATTGGCCGGAGGTGGTAGGAATAGTGCATGGGCAGAGTGGGGTGTTGAAAACATGGCAGATGTCCATGATAAAAAACTATGGTATGAATGCAATCCTTCGCTGGGCACGGTTCTTACAGAAAGAAGTATCGAAGACGAAATAGGTACTGATACTATAGATTTCAACATTCAGCGTCTTGGTCTTTGGATCAAATACAATCAAAAGTCTGCTATATCTAAAGTCGAATGGGAGAAACTTATTATTAAGAAGATTCCTAAATTCAACAAGAGCCTATATGTTGGTATAAAATTTAGCAATGACGGTACCAATGTGGCAATGTCGGTAGCGGTCAAAACTCAAGACGGCAAAGTTTTTATAGAAGGTATAGACTGTCAGCCTATAAGGAATGGTACTGCATGGATTATAGGGTATCTAAAGAAGATGCAACCTAAGTCAATAGTGATAGACGGAGCAAATGGACAACAACTGCTGGCGAATGAATTAAAAGATTGCAAAATAAAAGGCACGGTACTGCCGACGGTTAAAGAAATAATAGTTGCCAATTCTTCATTTGAGAGAGGCATATTCAGTGAGAGTATTTGCCATAATAATCAACCATCACTTACTCAAGCTGCAACAAACAACGAAAAAAGAGCCATCGGATCCAATGGAGGATTTGGATATAAAGCATTAAAAGAAGGTATAGAGATAGCACTACTTGATAGTGCTATTTTAGCTTTTTGGGCTTGCAATGAAAGCAAGGTTAAGAAGCCTCAACGAGCTAGCTATTAAGAACATCTGACGAGATGTTCTTTTTTAGTATAAAGAATACCGATACCACCGGGTTAAGTGGGGAAAGGAGAAAAAATGGCAGAGTTTAAAGTAATTGAAACTCAGGAGCAGTTCGATGCTGCTATTGGCGACAGATTAAAAAGAGAGGGCGACAAAATTCGAAAAGAGTATGAAGGTTTCTTATCTCCGGATGAAGCAAAAAAGCAATATGAAGGATGGTTGTCACCCGAAGCCGAAAAGGAAAAATATAAAAAACATCTGTCTCCGGAAGATGCTGCGAAAAAAGATGCAAAGCTCAAAGAGTACGAGACCAACTCGGTAAAAATGAGAATAGCTCACGAGACAGGACTATCTTATGAAGCAGTTGATTATCTAAAAGGCGAAGATGAAGAGGCTATCAGAAAGAGTGCAGAAACACTTAAAAAAATGTTTGGTGTAGGTAATGTTGCACCGCTGGCCTCTAGGGAAGAACCATTAGAAAACGAAAAAAATATAGCTTTAAAAAATACCTTAAGAGGTTTGAAAGGAGAATAAAAAATGGCAGAAGTATTACAGAAGGGAACAATGTTTGACCCTAAATTAGTAAAGGATTTAGTAAGTAAGGTTAGAGGAAAATCCTCATTGGCAGCATTGTCTGACGAAGAACCTGTACCATTCAATGGCAAAAAGGAGTTTATCTTCTCAATGGATTCTGAGATTGACGTTGTAGCTGAAAGTGGTAAGAAGTCTCACGGGGGAATAACCGTAGAACCTGTTACAATCGTGCCTATCAAGTTTGAATATGGTGCAAGAATTTCAGACGAATTCTTATATGCAACAGAAGAAGAACAGCTTGAAATTTTAAGATCATTCAATGAAGGCTTTGCAAAGAAAGTGGCGAGCGGTCTTGATATTGCGGCTATGCACGGTGTAAATCCAAGAACAGGAGAAGCTTCAGCAGTAATTGGAGATAATCACTTTGATGCTAAAGTTACCCAGAAAGTAGTGTATACGTCAGCAACTCCAGATAATAACATTGAAGATGCTATTGCACTGGTTGAAGGTTCAGAAGGCAATGTGACAGGTATTGCAATTGCTCCAGAAGTTCGTTCCGCATTATCTAAAATGACTAAGCAGAACGGCGAAAAGTTGTACCCTGAATTTGCGTTCGGTGGCCAGCCTAAGACACTTGGAGCACATACTCTTGACATCAATAAAACTGTAGCAACAGGAGATGTTGACAAAGCAATCGTAGGTGACTTTGCCGATATGTTCAAATGGGGATATGCTAAGGAAATTCCAATGGAAATCATTAAATACGGTGATCCGGATAACTCTGGTAAGGACCTTAAGGGTTACAATCAGATTTATATCCGTGCAGAAGTATATCTGGGCTGGGGTATCTTAGACGGCGACGCCTTTGCAAGAGTAACTAATGCTTAATTAGGAGGTTAATTATGGCTAAATATAAGAACAAAAAGACGGGTGCAATTATTGAAACTAATGGCAAAATCTCAGGAAAAAATTGGGTAGAAGTTTCAACAAAGAAATCCGGGAAAAAAGATGATAAAAAGGAACCTGAAAAGGATGATTCCGGAGCAAAAGATTCAGAGGATGGAAAAGATGAATAATTTCGCTACTGTCGATGACATCGAAAGTTTGTGGAGACCTTTAAATAATGATGAAAA